CCTTGATCCGGGTTCCACCAACCGTAGAACCCGGATCGAGGATGAAGGAGAGCTTTGCCAAGGTCAAAGAGTTCGTAGAAAGGCGCGTCTGTTTCAGGCCCTCCCTCAGATACGGTATCGGTAGCCTATACCGGCAGAGCCTTGGGTACTATACCGCTGTCCTGGATCACATTGCTGGACGGAACCCACACAACCCATTTGGGAAGTGGTCCGATGATTCCGTTGCTTATGATATCGCCATCACTGAGATTGCCTTGGTGAAGAGGTTGAGCGAGTGTGATTCAGATATGGAGATTAACCGGCTGCGAAGAGAGGCGGGTGCCGCGCAGAGATGGCCCAATTGGAGCGCCAGATAAAAATGGCTACCGTAAAGAAGGTTGAGTACAGACCGGTACCGGACTTCCCGAACTATGAAATCTCCTACTCCGGAACTGTTCGCAACGTCACCACCAAGGAAAAGATGGCGGTCTACCGGGTAGGAAATAGTCCAAGGGCTGTGATGCTCTCCAGAGATGGGAGACAGTATTCGAGGTCCGTCCTGCAGCTGGTTGAGCAGGCATGGTTCGGCTCAACAAAAAGTTATAAGGAGGACAGCCGGTTATACCAAGTTCAGGAAAAGTTTAAAGGGAACATTTAAATAGCATCGGAGGTTGTTTATGTATTTTGTTGACGAGAGTTACAAACTGGTAGCACTGAACGTTCTACCTGGGATCTTTATATTGGTAGCGGTGATAGGGATCTTTTTCTTTATGAAGGATGACGGCGATGAGTGAAATTAGAATGCTTCCGGAGAGGGACGAAAGCCTAAGAAATACGGTTACGGCACTCACATACGTTAATGGTAAGCAGTTAGCACTAAGGTCGGCGTCGAGTACGGGCGAGATTACCTGTGACGGCCGAACCCTTTATATAAGGGACGACGGTAGTAGGTTATACCACTACGAAAGCGACGGTCCGGTGGCACTTGCCATAGAGTTGTTAAAATCATTCAAGAGCGATACGGGGATAGAGCCATGCTAGTACTTTCGATAAAGGCGGGGAGGTCTGTAATAATCGGTGACGAGCTAATCACTGTAGAGGTTCGCTCAACAGGGAAAACGGCTGTTCTCTATATCGAGATGGAACCACATCGGGGAATACTTGCTAGGAAGGGACTATCCGTCACTCCGGGGAGCGTATTCGAGCGTGGGACTCCGATCGTTTTAGAAACATCCGCTCACGGAAGTCTCCAAGCGACGGAACATTTAAAGATCGGAGAAGGCATTGTCTTTGAGATCGAAGGGGCGGGTGGCAGTTCCGTATATGGGAGGGTATTCTTCGAGGTACTGGCTATGGACAGACGAGGCATTAAAGTAGGGATCACGGCTCCGTCTGACGTATCCATTCACAGGGATGAAGTATTCGACCGGATAAAAGAGAGAGGCGGTAATCTTCTGTCCCACCGTGGGGCACCGGTATGACTCAGATAGCCTACTCATGGAGCCGACTGTCCGACTTCGAAAAGTGCCCGCTCCTGTGCTACTGGAAGAACTTTGCCCCTAAGGGGCAGAGAATCCCGTTCACAGACAACGAAGCAACGCTACGTGGCAAGAAGGCTCACAAGGATCTTGAGCTGGCGGTTGGAGGCAAGCCAGTTCCTTACGAACTTCGGAGCGTGGAGCCAGTGGTTGCGGGCATCCAGTTGCAGGCAAAGAACGATTGGAATGTCCGAGTGGAGCAACAGATAGCGTTCACCAGGGGCTATACTCAGTGCAGCTGGTTCGCGGCGGACGCCTACCTGAGGGTTATCTATGACGTAATCCTGACACACGGTGACAAGGCGTCAATCATCGACTGGAAGACTGGCAAGGTCAGGGAGAGCAGTGACCAGCTCAAGTTGTTTGGAATGTCGGCCATGCTGTTGCACCCTCAGGTGGATTACGTCGGCACTCACTATGTCTGGGTTGATCACAAGACCAAGACGACGGCATCCTATAACCGTGGCGAGCTGCCAGCACTCATTGAGGAGTTTGAGGAGCGAGCAGAGATGATCCAGATTGCCAGTGACAGCAACTCTTGGCAGGCGAACCCTTCGGACTTCAATTGCCGATGGTGCCCCTGTAACAAGGCTCAGTGCAAGTATGCTAGAGGGGTGTAGCGATGGCTAGGTCCGTGGGTGTTTGCGAAAACTGGACGTTGGTAGAGAACATAGAGACGGGGGTTGTTACCATAACCTTCAGGCCAATGGTCGGTAACTCAAAGGTACTGTTTCAGGACATTGTACGCCAGGTCGATGCAGTCGCTGAGCGTCTGGCGACTATCCAGTTCAGAAGGTGGGCAGACGCGAACCATATCAACGAAAACGCTTTTCAGGCTCTTTCAAAAACCCTGATTTCGAGATCCGCCATAGAGAAGGAGCTGGACGAGGCGGGGCTTCCCAGCGAAAAAGATGTTCCGGAGGACGAAGAATGACACAGCCAGAGGGTAAGGTTAAGAAAGCGATTAAGGACCGGATGAAAAAGATGTTCCCCAGTATATGGGGATACATGCCGGTTCAGTCGGGCTACGGAACGCATGGGATACCAGACCATATCTTCTGCCTTCCTTACACCATCACAGCTGCAGACGTAGGCCGAACGGTTGGGATTTTCGTGGGGGTCGAGGCCAAGTCGGCCAAGGGCGCAATGTCGGAGTATCAGATACTACAACGGGAGGGCATCCAGAATGCAGGCGGGCTTTACATAACGGTCTACGGCGGGCCAGACGTTGAAGAGAAGCTGAGTGTCCTAGAGGCGTTAAAGTAAATGTTCGTGCTGCCTGAGAAGAACGCCATCATCGTACCGGACCTGATTGAGGGCAGGCCGTTTACGGTGTTGCCGTACTGCCTGCAGAGCTACCAGTATCTGGCATCTAAGGGCATCAACCTGCCATCGATGATAAGGACTGAGTACGGTTTCAAGAGCCAGTACCCTAAGCCATACGCTCACCAGGTAGAGACGGCTGATTTCCTCGTGCAGCACCAGCGGGCGGGGGTGTTCAGTGAGATAGGTACGGGCAAGAGCCTGCCGATCCTATGGGCCTATGACTTTCTCAGGCGTAAAGGAATGGCCGGCAAGATGCTGATCGTATCGACACTGAGTACCCTGGATGTTGTCTGGGCGCGTGAGATCTTCAAGTCATTCCCTCACCTAACCTGCCGGGTACTTCACGGATCAAAGGCCAGGCGCTTAAAGATGCTCAGCGAAGATGTTGACGTTTATATCATCAACCACGAGGGCCTTGTTGTAATGTCGGACTGGGCCAAGGGTGACTCAAGGCGTGTCACCGGTAGCGCATTTGACAAGGTTGTGGGCCTTACTCACATAGCAGTCGATGAAAGCACGATGGTAAAGAACCAGAGAACTGACAGGTACCGGGCTCTTAGCTATCTAGCCGCCAAGACTAAGAACATCTGGCTAATGAGCGGCTCACCTATGCCAAAGGCACCAACTGATATCTGGGCACAGGCTAGGTTGATCGACACAGAGATTTTCTCCAAGTCATTCGTAAGGTTCAGGGATCAGGTAATGGTACAGAACGGGATGTTCAACTGGCTCCCTAAGACAGGCTGGCAAGAATACGTCTACGGTAAGCTGAAGAATCATTGCATCAGGTTCGAGCGTAAGACATGCCTTGACCTCCCACCTTGTGTTACAAAGATGCGCCGTGTTGAGATGACAACGGAGCAGGCCAAGCACTACAAGGATATGAAGGAAAAGTGCATTGTCGAGATGCGAGAGGGGAAGATAACAGCCGCCAATGAAGGCGTTAAACTTGGAAAGTTACTACAGATATCTTGTGGGCTTGCTTATGTAGAAGGGCATAGCGCGGAGGCTATCAATTCCAAAACGAAACTGAAAGAGTTGGATAGCATTATAGAATCTGTAGGCAGTAAGGTTATAATATTCACACCCTACAAATTTTCGTGCAAGTTACTATCCGACCACCTACAGAAGGCAGGATCGGTAAAGGTTATAAACGGAGACGTACCGAAATCTAAAAGGACAGGGATATTTGATGACTTCCAGTATGGAGACTTAGATTTTATTGTAGCGCACCCTGAGGCGATGGCTCACGGTATAAACTTAACCAGGTCACACACTATTATATGGTGGTCGCCGGTGGATAACTTCGGAACAGACGAACAGGCGTCTGGGAGGATAACGCGTGGTGGGCAGAATCAGATACAGACAATATGGCGTCTGTCATGCTCACCAGCAGAAGATAAGGTTTATAAGCGGCTACTCAGTAAGGAATCTATGCAAGGGCTGTTGATGGATCTTCTTAAAAACTAAGTGTGAGGTGTTGTTATGAGCAGACGAAAAATTCTCATGGAAGCTGCCGCAAACTTGATTATAAGTATAGTTCTAGTAGCTGCTGTTTATGTTACCGTAATGTACCTGATATCTCCGGTCGAGGCAGCTGAGGTTTCTGAGGAAAAGCTTTATACAGAGAAAGAGGTGCAGTCACTTTTAGATTACCAAAAGGTTGCTGCGAGGACAGCTTTCTTATACCACCTAGTCAAAGTTTGTTATGAAGGGCCTGGAGGCAGGCTTTACGTAAGGTTCGGCGGGGACGACAACAGGCGATGGGTTGTTAAGTGCATCGCGGAGCAGTACGACCCTGTTAAACATTTGATAAAGAGGAAGGAAAAGTATGCCGGATTCAAACCAGAAGTACCAACCCGTTGATAAGCTATTTAAGGCTTACTTCGCAATCAAAAACGATCTCGACGAACACGCCAAAAAGAACAAAGAGTACTCAGACGCTGCTAATAAAGCTCTTGAGTCGATAAAGAAGGAGATGCAACGGATCTGCACTGAGCTGGGTACCGACTCACTCAAGTCTAAAGGAGTTGGGACGGCCTTTGTAACGACTCAGGATTTCGTTTCAGTCAGTGACTGGTCAGATGTTCTAGCGTTCGCTATTGCGCCGCTGTTCCCTGGAATGTCAGAGGTTGAGCTGGTTGCTAAAGTCGAGGCGTCAAATCTTCACTACATCAAAAAAGGAGTCTTGAAAAACAGCGTCAAGGAATATCTTGACGATCATGGGGGAAACCTACCACCAGGCACCGCCTACCAAGTAGAGCGGTTTTTACAAGTAAGGGAAGGAAATTAAAATGGCTAACGATCTGATCATTCCAGAAAGCATGCAACTACCGGCGTACCTGAAGAACTACGGGACGGACTCCAACGAATCGCTGATAACGCAGCGTGAGTCTTTCCCGAGGATCAGCCTTCGAGGCAAAGTGTTCCGGTTTAAAAAGGACGGTACTGAGAGTTCCCTGTCTATGGGGCAACCTCTCAATATTGTGGTTCTACTGGCAGATCCACCCGGTAAGTATTGCGCCAAGAGCTACTATTCTGGCGCATACACCCCGGACAGCGACGATCCACCAGACTGTTCAAGCAGTGACGGCATCCGCCCGGATACCTTTGTTGATGAACCACAGTGCGCCAACTGTGCAACGTGCCCGATGAACCAGTGGGGCAGTGGCATGGACTCACACGGCAACCCTACCAAAGGGAAGGCATGTCACGACGTTAAGCGGCTCTATGTTGTGCCGCCAAACAACCCCGGCAAGGGCGATGTGTTCATGTTGCAGGTTCCAACCATGAGTCTTAAGGCACTGACCTCCTACGGCCGGGCTCTTAAATCTCACGGCGTACCAGTGCAGGCTTGCATTACGAAAGTCTCCTTCGTTGAGGATGCGGAGTTCCCACAGATAAAGTTCTCGCTAGGCGGGTTTATGCCAGAGGCTGAGACTGGTGCAGCCGTTGCCAGGGCTTCGTCTGAAGAGATCCAGTCAATCATCCAGAATGCAGCGGCGGGACCGGTCGAAGAGACTGCCGACGTTCCGGATGTTCCCGACTATGTTAAGGCATTAGAGACACCAGACCCTGATCCAGAACAGACGAATACCCTGGCTAGGGCCGGTGTCTATGGCGATCCCCGAGGCGCGGCAGAAAGCGGGTACGGCGGCATCGTTGAGCAGAAGGCCGGTCCTGAGGTCGATTCTAACGGAGAGATCTGGGACGCGGCCAGGCACTCGGCCAACAAGACTCTGACAGCGAATGGAGCGTGGCGCGCTCGGAAAGGAAATAAGCAAGCTGATGCGGCCTCTCCCCGAGTAGCAGCGCAACCGGCGGCGGCGGGGTCTGGCTTCGTTGAGTCGGAACCAGAAGCTACCGTAGCAAAGAACCCGGATGGCCCGGCTGGGTCTGGTTACTTCCAGCAGCCTTCGGACCCACACGGTACCGATCTGAACTCCATCTTGGAACAGTGGGGCTAGGGCTGATCGGCCAGGGACGGCCACTTAACCACAGTGTTTAAAACCAGTGATTTGTTAGCCGATTTTCCGGCGAGAAAGGAAACAAGATGAGCAAGTGCAAATTGTGCGGAGAACCTATGCCGGATGGCGAGGAAATGTTCAAGTTCCACGGCAACAGCGGAGTGTGCCCTAAGCCGCCACTACCTCGCTGCGACGGGGCGGAAGAGGTGAAGGCACTGTTTAAGCGAGTGACCGGCGTTGATGTGAACGTGCGGTGCCAGAACGGAGAGTACTACGTTACCGACCCAGACGGGCAGGAGTTCAAGACCGGCTTGGTGCGGAAACATTGACGGTTAACGCCGGCGATAAGGGAGCGAGCGAAGCGAAGCTCCCATTCATTAACTGGTTATGCGTCTGGAGGGGGTATGAAAGACCAGCAACTAAAAGTAACTGTGGAAAACGGAATTTTATCAGTTTCAATCGGTGTTGATATTCTCTGTCATGCCTGCGAGGTAGGCCGAAGATATGGAACCGGCGACATCGAAATTACAGACAAAACAATATTTGTTGAGGGCCTTGCTCGGCAACTGGAGAATGAGGATGCCGATGGATCAACCCTGGTGCACGTGATGTTAGATGATGCTGTCACTGCGATGTTAGAAAATGGTGAACTCGGCGTCGATGAGCTAGAGGACGCCTAATGATTAAGCTAAGCGGCCAGCGGTGTTTGCCGGTCCGATTGAGCGCCTTGTTAGGCGATTATTGGAGAAAAATATTGAGCAACGTAATTCAATTGCCGGTAATTACTACGCTAGATTCGGATGCGGATTTGACGTTAAAAAACCTGGATGGAAAGTTAAAGGGCTTCGTTCTCGCCGGTTATGATTTGGATGGTAACGAGTTTTTTAGCAGCACTTATGCCGATGGCGGCGATGCGCTTTGGCTGATTGAGCGATTTAAAAAGGCGTTACTCGATAATGTTGATGAAGAAAATTAGGGTGATCGAATATGACATGTAAAAGATGCGATGAATGCGGCGGCAAAACGACGTATGAGAACCAAGTTGTAATGCCCATAAATGGAAAGGTGCACAGTATTGATTGGTGCATTCATCATATTGTTGCTGCATTGAATGCAGGAGGTGTTTACACCGTGGCTTGCTGCTGCGGTCATGGAACTCAACAAGGGAGAATCGACTTAGCTGACGGTCGTATTCTGACGATTACTGATAGCGCCTAACGGCAGAGTTTAGCGGCTGCGATGTTTGCAGTCCGATTACAACGATTTGTTATGGCGTAGAGGTAAATATGGAAACTATAACAGTGAACGCACTGGCTCTCAGGCAGCTTTTAGTTGCACTCAGCGGACCCGGGCACTATATCCGTGAGTTACAAGCCACTCGTGGTCCGTTGACGAGCATAAGGCTTCAATGGCGCTTTAACTTTGGAGTGACAGGCATATGAGAAAGCCAGTACCAGGGTATCGATATTTCGAATGTGAGAACGTCGATTGCAATACATCTTGGCGCTACGCTACCAGGGACTGCCACTCACCAAGTGGAGAGCACTGCGATAGTTGCGGCGAGTTCTGCCACCCTGAAACCGCAGAGCCGCACCCGGAGTGGGAGACGGATGAAAATGGCAATTTGCTGAGGGTCGAGTGATGGAAGAAAAATACGTAGTTAGTAACCTAGACAACGCATTCCCTAAAATAACGAAGAAGGTCCCAACTGAGGGGTTCGAAAATTTTGCCGGTGCTTTGGATTACGCGTTCGAGACTTGGAGTGCTGCCAAGGACTTTATTATCGAAGACAGGGAAAGGAGACTCCAAGACGCTGTAGGGGCAGTATCCAAGTACAGCAACTGGTTGGAAGCTGCTACTTGGATGACTCCTCCGGAGGAGAAGGAGCCCAGAACTACAGGCTCCTGAGTGCTACCCTCAGCCCTGACCGTTTCCCCGCTGACCAGCGAGAATCCGTTGCAAGTTAACCTCGTTCTGGAGGTCACTGACCTTGTGTCCAAAGTATGATATAGGTCACGGAATCGACGTTAAGAGACTGTCTTTTCGGCTATGACCGGTCCGAAGTACGGTATCAGGTCATATTCAAAAACGTCCGAGTGCGACTTGCTGGATAGGAGAAAATCCCTTTCCTTGTTGAAGTTCACGATCCTGCTATCTGGTGCCCCCTTATACCCGACAGCTCCCATCCTGCCCCAGTTGCCCCGGAACGGAAGGTACTTGGTCAGGCTGACAGGGAGGTCAGATGGGCTGTGCCATACGTGCAGCTTCGCTACGCCAGGCTGTAGCGGCTGGTCCCTCCTCAGGGCAGGGCTGATGAATGTAAACCCATCACAGCTGAATCCGGGCATCCTAGAGGCCAGCTCTGCGATGGAGCACCCATTGCTATGCCCAACCACGTAAATCTCGTCGTAGTTGAAACGAGCCGCCTTCACGGCAGCGCATACTTTCCTTGCTACGTTGTCATTCCTAAGCCTGGTCTGTAACAGGAAGAAATACCCGTACCTGACAATGATAGGCGTGACGCCAAGCGCCTCGAAGAACGGTGCCAACGAATTGACAGTGCCCTGCCCGCCATCAGTTACGTTGAAAGCCGTGGATCAAAATTGCGCATCGACGCATCTTGATTACCTCCTTCACCCTAGAAGCTGTTGTTTAAGGTCATCCACCTCAGCCTTCAGATCCTGGATAGCGTTAACGAGGACTGCTATCAGGTTTTCGCTGGTTAGTCGTAGGTGATCCGGATCTTCGGCGTCGATGATAACCGGGCTATCGCCTTCGAGGGCTAGGATATCCTGCGCTGAGAACCCATACCGGACAGGTCCGTGAACTTCCTCACTATCACGATCAACCTTGAACTGGTATGAGATTGGGTTAAGTTGCATCACAAACCCTAGTCCGTGCGCCACAGGCTGGATGTTCGCCTTATCACGGATATCTGATGTGACTGTCCAAGCTACTTGAACGTAGGCGACGGCTACAGAGGTATGCCCCACAACAACCCTGTTGTCATTCGCTGTAACATCGAAAACTGGTAGATAAGTACCGGAGGAGTTTTCTGATCCAAGTATTATGTTGCCCCCGCCGGTAGTTACGTTCTTACCAGCATCGCGCCCAAAGACCGCGTTGGAAAACCCTGTAGTCGCAGCAGTCAGGGCACCAGCCCCAACGGCAGTCTGTCTACCTCCGGTTGTCAGGGAGGCGAGTGCTCCAGACCCTACGGCGGTATTGAACGAGACAGTCTGAGCCAAAGAGAGGGTATTGTACCCGATAGCTGTGCAGGAGGTACCGGCAAAGGTAGTCCCACCAGCGGCGTTATAGCCAAGCATCGAGTTCTGTCCTCCTCCTACCAGTGCTGCCCCTGCCCTGTAACCTACAGCAGTATTGTTAATCCCGGTTGTTAAGGCAGCTAACGACAGATGCCCAACTGCTGTTGTGTCCGACGCTGTACACTCCCTAAGCGCTGCTCTGCCTATGCCTGTATTGTTATTACCGGAAACGTTATCCCTAAGGGCTTCCGTACCTACTGCAGTGTTATCAACACCGGTAGTGACTGCAGTGAGGGCATCCTTCCCAACTGCAACGTTGTTGGACCCGGTAGTGTTGGCATCTAGGGAAGCCTGACCAACTGCAGTGTTACCGTCCCCAGTAGAGAGCGTGAGAGCATTGTTGCCAACTGCGGTGTTACCGCCCCCGGTAGTATTGGTAGTCAGCGCACTGTTGCCAACTGCGGTGTTACCGCCCCCGGTAGTAGTAGAAGCAGCTGCTGAGGTACCAACTGCAGTGTTACTGGTCCCAGAGGTGTTAGCACCAAGAGAATTGAACCCTACGGCTGTCAGTCCAGAGGCTGTGTTGTTATTCAAGGAACTCGCACCAACAGCTGTGTTCTGCTGTCCTGTAACAGTCGAAGCGAGGGCGAGGTACCCTAAAGCTGTGTTATTGCCAACCGTATTGAGAGCCAAAGCATCCTTACCAACAGCGACGTTCTGAGCCCCGGTAACAGTGGCAGTGAGAGCGTTCTGACCTACTGCAGTGTTGTTAGATGCTGAGGTATTAGCATCGAGAGCACCCTGACCTACCGCTGTGTTGCCGGCCCCTGAGGTGTTAGCGCCGAGCGCATCAAGTCCCAGCGACAAGTTTGACGTAACAGCCCCAGCTCCGTAGTTCTGAAAGTCACCAACAACCCTGACACCGGAAGCATCGACGATCATTACGTCTGTACCACCAGCCTTGAAGTCAATCTGGTCATCAGTGCTAGCGTGGATCGACGTATCCGCGTCAACGTCAAGGATTAACTCAGTCCCGTCCATATCCTTGGCCTGAGTTGACGGCCACCCGAGATCCTCGCCGTTACCGGTGATATGGGTAAAGGACGAGTTGAGGTCTGAGGCTGTCAGTACCTCACCGGCTGAGAATGTCTTGAATGTTGTAATAGCCACTTATCTGTCCCCTCTGTATGCTTTCGTTTCCAGCACACTGATCCGCTGTTTTATGTCAACCTCGACCGTTGTCATACGATCGTGGATCCTGCCTATCTTATCGTCAATGGTCGTCAACCGTCTGACCAGTATGCCAAGCATTAAAAGGGCTGCTCCCGAAAATATGGGAGCGATGAATTTGATAAGTTCTTCCATCACTGCTGCTCCTCTGAGTTTAGATCTAATTCGATCATCCCTGCCATATCAGCGATACGAGCGGCTAGCGGCCCGGCGACTTGGGAGCCAGGCGTGTTCTGCAGTGCCCTGGTAAGTAGTAAGATCCCATCTGGCCTGGTCATCATCGCCCCCAGTACCGGAGGAGCTATGAACAGCATGGAGGACGCAGTCCCAGCCGCACCGGCTCCGACCACTGCCCCACCAGCTGCACCTACCTGAAGAAACGCTCCAGTCTGCCGCCAGTTGAGCATGGTTCCCCTTCCTGGGGGCTTGGCATTTTGGATCTTCATAACCTGGACAAACTCCTCGAAGGGCTTACGCATCTCAGGTTCGAGAATCTCGTCGAAGACTGCCCTCTGCTTCCTATCTCCATACATCTTAATTAGTTTCGTACTGGACAGATCCTCCCCGGTCTGTTCGAGCACGTTCGACACATACCGGCCCTGGATATGCCCCCATGTTTCCTTAAAGTCGATCCCTTTGACCTCTTTTTTCTTGCGAGATAGGACGGCAGCATCTCCGAACTGTCCACCAGATTTAGTCAGTTTCCCAAGCCTAGCAGCATGGCGTACTGACTTCTTCATAGCCCTAACTGTGTCGATGTTATTGGCTTGGAACAGGTAGTTTCCGATCTTGGAAGGTGTCTTCTCAAGTCGCATAACACGCTGGATCAGTTCGTTGTTCAGCTTCTCGTTACCCTCTCGCCAGAACTTCTGCGCCCTCTGCAGCTGCTTCACAGCGCCCGGTGCAACGTCGTCTCTGGCCCCTGCTATATCCATAGCGCGTGTCAGCTGCTGCTCCCCATCTGCTAGGATTCGGAGTGCAGGACCGGAATCCTGAACATTGTTGAGATCTCTCCGGCGTTGCTTAACAGCAGACCGAAGGCTGTGGATCTGGGTGAAGCTGGCATCCGCTGGAAGGTTTGCGAAGTCAGTAACCAGCTTGCCGCCGATAAGATCCTTCTCTATAAGGAAAGATTTCTCCTGCTCCGACGCCCACTTTTTCATCGGCCTGGTGTCAACTGGTCCAAGGGTGACCTGCTCCTGAATCTTCCTTGTAAGGGGTTTCCCGGAAACGTCCACCATCCCCTCTATAGGGATCTCCCTTGTGACTATTGTCTTGGTACCGGGGAACATCTTATCGAGGTCGCCGTAAATACGTTTCCCTATGTGGTACATCATAGACATCCCGTTATTCACGGAGTCTATGACCATATCACCGAGTGCATCATCTTCCAGCGCTTCGATGGTACCGTTGTTTATGTTCCGGAGGGCCTTATCGTTAATCTGCTTTAAGATCTCATCATTCGTCCCGGCCAGCTTTCCGAAAAACTGCCCCCCGAGAGGAGCGTCCTGTATGAGTTCTTCTGTCCACCTTGATATCTTACCGCCGGAGATCTCCCCGAGTGTCAGACCGGCGTTGCCTTCTATTCCGAGTTCCCTACCGGCTGCCTTCAACCGTTGTGAGATAGCGAACTTGTGCATGTCAACTTTAGGACCAATTAGGTTGACAGCAGCACGGACCCCACCAGGTAAAGCTTGAGCAATCGCCCGGCCGACGCCCTCAAAAAATCCCTCCTCCTGACCTGTAAGCTTTGCCTCCTCCCAAGCAATCTTGAAGTCTGGGGTTATGCCTGGGTCGGCTATCATCTGCTCGACCATATTAGACCCGAACCCGGTCAGTCCCCCGCCAAGGAATGCGCCTGCAACAGCACCACCAGCGACAACGATTGGTGCAAGAGGGCCAGCTACTGGGGCGAACGGTGCAACGAGAGCCGCCCCGCCCATAGCGCCGAGTGTTCCTCCGGCAGCTTGTGGAATCTCTTTGGCAACCTCTCCAAGGTCACCAGCGAAAGTACTTGCCCCCTCAGGAGCTTCAGATCCTATGGCACCTCCTGCTGAAGGAGTTGGACCAAGTGGGACATCTGGCAGAGGCGTAGTAGTCGCCCCGCCCCTGGCCCTCTGAAGTAGAGCGTCTAGGCCGTTTGTCTGTGGTTGGGATAGAGATGCTGCCGGAGCCTGCGCTGGAGCCTGTGCCGCAGCTGGCGGGGTTTTGGTGGTGCTAGCCTGCCTGCCGCGAAGCAGCAGCTCATCGATTGACGCCATCGAATTCCTCCTGAGTTATAACACCAGCATCCAAAAGTTGTTTCAGCTCCTTCATCTTCTCGCTCTGGCTCATCTCCTCTAGGGGCCTTGGTGGTGCCGCCTGTGGTGTCTTCGCCGCGGATTCCTTGCCCTTCTCAGCCCTACCGAACCCAACAGCATCTTCAGGGTCTGCAACATCCGGTACGAATCTGAGATCCTCCGGACTGAGCCTGCCTCGTTCCTCACGGAATCCTTTTATCGATGCCTTAGCACCCGCCTCTGTGACCCTGAGGATTAGGCGGATGCCTTTCTCTGTGAGTTCAGTGTTCCCACCAACGATTGCCTGTGCTGTCTGAAGATCTCGATCCGATATCCCAGTACCGGCACCGAACGCACCAGATGCCAGTAAGGACATAAACTGGTTGCCCATGACAGCCATGAATGCCTCTGTATTCGCAACCTCGTCCCCAGCCTTCCCGAACCCGGCTGCACCAAGGAGACGGCCAAACCCCATCCGGAAGTCTGAACCGAAGCCAACTATGACACCCTTGTCCAACGCATTCTTCGCTGAGTTGACGTTGGTAAGAGCCGTTCTAGCTCCTTCTGCGACTTCAAGTTTCTTGGCGATACGAGTGCCGGCCGATTTGCCAAGTACTCTCTGGAACTCGTTCTCACCAGGGGCCATCTTTATGTTGATGCCCTCGGATTTTCTAGGGGCAAATCTGGCTCCTGAAGGAAGGGGAATCATCTGGTTGGTATCGGGGTTCCGGATAACTCTCCGGTTACCCTGCATGAATGTTGTAGCGTCATTTATTGTCGTGCCATCCCTCAGGGTGACTGTGCCAACATCCTTAAATTTCAACTCCTCCATCTCAGACCCATCAACCCCAATCCCGGCAGCTTTAAGTACGTCGATGTTCCGGAGAGCTGAGGTTACCTCACCCTTACTGAGTTTCATTGACTCGTCCATTATCGAGTCATTGAAGGCTTGGAATTCAGCCGGAGTGATCTTTCCGTCCTTCATAACAAGTTCGAGAACATCAGGCGGGAAAGCCTTCTCTGGGGACGCACTGATTACACCGATCTTCCTCATCGCCTCAGGGAACAGAACCTCGTCCGCCCTGTCTGTTAGCACCTTCATCTTATCCTTAGGGCCTATGTCCGACCGACCGAGCATCTGAACTACTTCGTCCTGAGGATCTAGCCCCATCTGTGTTGCCAACTCCATTACGGAGTCATCTTCGAAGGCAAGGTCCATCACTTCGGCCAGGGGACTGTCCTGGAACTGTTTCATCATTATTTCTTTCAGCTTGCCTCGTGACTCCTTTGGGACATCCTTTGCAAGCTTCGTGAACGTTTCAAGGTTCTTAACCTGATCGTTAAACATCTTCTGCCTGAGCTGATCTTGCTCAAACTGCAGGGCCGCATCTTTCCTAGCGGCAGCTGCCCGTTTCTCGTCAGGATGCTGAGGCCCTGTGGTTCCGGCCATCCCAGCACTCACGGAACTGAACAGGAACCCTAGATCCTCCAGAACACCGGCGAACCCCTCCCCCTCTGCTGCTGGTGCGGTCGGTGCCGGTGCCTGCTGTGAAATTGACGCCACCTGTGGAGGAGGTGGAACATCAACAGGCATCGGAGATTGTTGAGACAGCATAGGAGCTCGAACAGGCTGTTCGACTTGTCGATTGGCTAGGCTTGGTGCTGCCGTAGGCGGCGTTATATCAGGACGAACCTGTGCCAGGTTGAGGCCCGGACTCTGCCTTTGTTCGTCTGGTCGAAGGTTAAGACCGATTGCCATTCTTTTAGAACTCCTATAGTGCGAACATCGCTGCACCGCCCGTCAATGCACCGCCAATTCCGCCAAGTGTCGCTCCAAGAGTGCTTTCACCCTTCTGCAATGGAGCGCCACGTTGTAGGAAGGATGGTCCCCCGGTTGCACTCGTCATCCCAGCCAATCCTAGTCCGGTTGATGTACTCTGTCCCTGGTTGCCAAGTCGATTCGCTGTTATCTGTTGCTGCAGTTGAGCTATGAAGGAATCGCTTGCAGCTCCAAGCCCCTGCTGAGCCTGGGTCCGCTGCGCCTGGAATTGTCCTGCAGCCAACGGGAAGTTTAGCTCTGCCTCTGCCTGCTGCCCTCGGAACCCACTAACAAGCTGCCCTTGAAGTCTCGCAGCCTCGTTCTGGACAGTCTGCCCCCGATCGACAAGAGGCGTATCCCCCGGACGTAGCCCGAGTGACGGAGCTAGTCTAGACCGGATCTGTTCGATACCCTCATCCCGGAACCTCTCGATATCAGATGTTCCAGCAGCTATGCCCTGCTCTGTCGCCTGAGCAATTAGGGCTTTCTGTTCCTCCGTTGCCCCCGGTCCCGCCGCTATGGCTTCAAGCTCTTTACGTTCAATCTCCCGCCGTAGTGGCTCAAGCTCTGCTTCGAACGCTCTCTGCTGCTCCAGCTGGTCGAATTGCTGCATCTCGAACGCCATCTGCTTATCGATGAGAGGCTGCATCTGAGTCTCACGCTTTATCTGGGCCGTTGACTGTCTTCCAATCTCCTGCAGCTGCTGTGTTGACATGCGTATAGCGAGGTTCTGTAGTGCGACCTCGTTCGCTTCGCTTGTATCCTGATGCCTACTCACTGGAGCTGGCTTAGACCCACCCGACTTGCCGCCCATTTAAACTCTCCACATAAGAAGGTTGCCGGTAAGGGCCGTCACTGCGCCCCGTTTGCGAAGGAAATTCTTGAAGTACTTCATATCGAAACTGACGATGCCCCCGACAACCTGGGCACCCCCCAGTTTGAGTGTACGGGCTCCCGCCTCAAGTAGCATGTAGGTGGCTAACTTCCTTACTCTTGTAGGAACGTCCTGCATCACGTAAAGTATCTCCAACCTTCCTATAGGCCCGCCTGGGCATACTTGAATCGTGCCAATTATTCTACTCTCATAGATGGCGACCAACCAGTACGGGAAAATATTTGTCCAGTCAACATAATCTTCTTGGAACCCTGCCCTTGCGGCTAACATCCCGACTATCTCACCTTCAGTATTCTCAGCCATTCGGACTTCGATATCAGGGCGCATCTTAGTTCTCTCCACTCCAAGCACCGCCTTCGACTACTGCGGAGAATGTATGCAGTTCGATGTCGTCACCGGCCGTCAGGTTCGAGAATTCGTACTGAATAGATCGGAACTCCCCGCCCTCGTCCATATCGACATAAATGTCTAGGAAATCCCCGCCGCTAAGTGTTGAGGTTCCAAGGGTGAACTCGTTCTCAGGGGCAGGAGCAAGCAGGTCTGTTCCTCCTGTCTGTGTCAGTACCTTGGTCTGGCTGGCGTTGTTGTCCCGTCGCCAGCGGAACGTCATGTCTGAGCTTGTCCGAGGTTTCAGACCAACAGATGCTGATGTAAGCGTCTTCATCATTATGGGGATGCCATAATGAATGAAGGGAGTTGTAACGATGTACCTGATGGCTCCGGTCCCATCGATTGAACGAGTATCCTGGTTCATCTTCTTCACGAACCCATCGGATGATCCCATCATCACAGTTGGGAGATCGTTGTTATCAGGGTCTAGAACAACCGCCAGTGCCGAGGGGTCAAATGCATTCCAGACTGCCCAACGAGGCGGCTGGAACCGATAGTCCATCATAAGAACCGTATCGTTATCGGTACCACTAACTGACTGGAAGCCGAACAGAATCGTAGCGTTCGAGTCGTCGTTAATAACCCATGCCTTGGGGAGGGAGGAGAAATCGACGGTCCGATGTATGTAGGCGCGGATGCCACGAGACATGGCCGCTTCGGAGAAGTCCCCGAATGAGTCTGTAGCCTTCAGGCTTCGAACCGACCCGTCAGACCATATGAATCCAACGTCATCGAGGAACCTGAATATCGTATTCTGACTGACGGCTCCGACACCACGAATAAAGATCCTCCTTGCGAACGGATCATCTCCGGTCGGTGCTGATCCAGTGATTCTGTGGATCGATCCCTTATGAGGCCCTTTAAAAATGAACAGCTCGTTATTGTGGGATATCAGACCGGTGATCTTGTCTCCGTCGCCTGGGTCGATCTGGATGCTACCCGACCCAGCGCCTGTCCAATCCTCAGGGTCGAAGATCTCGGAGTAGTAAACTGTGGATGGGTCAGAGGCAACACCCGCCGCCCACACCCTGTTCTTATGGGTCGCCGAGAATGCGAAGTTTGGCGGCGTACCGGCGAGGTTCTGGAACGTGGTCTGGTCCCAAGACTTAGGTACGTCTATGTTAGAGTCGCTGGCGATGATCAGGATATCATCGAACAGGTTGTAGTTCGGGATTGCCGTCGCGCTTAACCCTGTCGCTAATGAGGTGAATGTTCCGTCTGCATCATCCTTATAGATATCCTCACCGACATGAATAACCCGTTTCTGAACAGGGGTGCCAGCGGTACCCATCCGCCAGTAGTCGAAGAGTCCCCTAACAGGCGACCCACTCTCAAGTGTTGTTGCGTTGAGCTTCAGTGTCCCGCCGACCTTACGTGGTCCCCCATCCATCTCGAAACGTACGTTCTCGGCTTGGATCAGGAACGGGATGATCAGACGCCCGAACTGATCGGTTGGAGTCTCGACGGATGTACCCATATCCGTAGCAAACCCGCCTTCAAAGATGTGCCGGAAGTGTTGACGCTTTGTTGGCATGGCTACTCCTCAAACCTGTCGAAGCGTCCGCCGCTGTCGAATCGACGGTTCGACCCTCCACCATATGGACGCCGAGCCTTGGCACGGTACATCCCGTTTGCTGGTCTGAATCTCAGCCTCTGGGCTCCTACTTCTGTGTCCCCGGTCATCCTCTGGATTAGATCGGTGTACTCGGCTTTCGCCTCTTGGCTGCGCTGATCATCCTTGCGATCCCGGTACCAGTGGTATAGGGCATGGAATAGGATAACGTGCCGGTACCGGAACGGAACGATCGGCTCATCCGTATCAGCGGAGAGTGACTGCTGGGAGACTCCGGAAGAGGAGATAGCAAGGTGCCCGGTAACGTAGCTGTATGGGATGCTGTATGCGACATCTGGCGGCTTGTGGAATCTGACCTTGCGCACCGGTGTTGTGTCGCCACTTGCAGGCAGATCGATCAGGGTTGCAACAACCGGCTTACCTGGGATGTAGTTTCTCGGGTATGCGCGGCGGAACATCAGCCGGTCTATAACATCGATCGGCATACTGTCCGAGAACTGCTGAATGTCGATGGGCCTGAGGAAGTCGTCCGCCAAAGAGTACTCATCTTCGAAGTAGGTGTAGGTGGCCGCACTTACATCAGCAGGCGTAAACTTATGGCCGATTGTTGCCGAGGTGTCACTTGCAACGGCTGTTATCTCGTAGACCTCAGTTCCGCTGTTGATACGGATCTTACCGCCAATTCTCATGTTGGCAAGGCTGAAGGCGTTGTTCGTGTTCCACAGAGTCCCAACACCGGTGATCGTTGCCGATCCCTGGGTTACAGACAGTGTTCCAGTGGTGTATGCAGGCTGCGTAACAATCACACCCCGGCGCTCAGCCCAAGGAAACTTCTCGCCAAACCCAACATGCATGTCTTGGAGGGCGATGTTTATGTATCGTTTTGCTTGTGTGACTGTGACAGACTGACCGGTATCCGCTCGGACGGAGTTCAGTAGCGAGGTATACAGATCTGAGAAGTCTGTGGGTTGTGTTGTACTGCTCATGCGACTCTCCGACTACGTGATTGAATAATAGCAGATAGCGCCCTCTGCCTCCTAGTACCGTCACCGTCCCCTACTCCGTTTATCTCACCCGTTCCATTCACTGTGGCTTCAGATGCCTGTACGGCTCCTGCCCCGGTGATTACGGTATCCTCGACGATGCCCTCTCCGGACGCAGTGGCGGTAGTGGCCTGGGGTGATCCAGTGCCGATCCTGGCAATGATCCCTGACCCAGAAGCACTGGCTGCGGATGCCTGAGGGTTCCCAGTACCATCCGCCTCAACGATTCCGGAACCGGAGCTGGTAGCTGTTGTTGCCTGGGGGGACCCGGTACCGATTCTAGTCACGGCCCCGGAGGCTGATGCGGTTGCCCTGATGGCCTGGGGCGATCCAGATCCGAACCTACCGGTAACCCCAGAACCCGATACTATCGCTGTGGTGGCCTGGGGTGATCCGACCCCAGTCTTTACGACAGATCCAGAGCCCGATACTATCGCTGTGGTGGCCTGGGGTGATCCGGTTGCTTCGTTGCCAATAACACCCGATCCTGACGCAGTGGCGGTAGCGGCCTGGGGTGCGCCGGTGCCGGACTTCCCCATGACACCACTACCAGAGGCTGTCGCTGTCTCTGCCTGGGCTTCGCTGGTTCCCTCATGGAACATCCCAAGAACAGAAGTCCCAAGGGTAAACTGAGGGTTCGCTGAGGGTCCTAGTACATCCGTTGATCCGGCCACTTTAGCCTCCTATGCAGCTCGCCGCCGCCGCCGTGACCCAACCAAAGCAGCCATAGATCTCTGCCGCCTTGTGCCACCGTCCCCTCCTGTACCAATCACTATGCCCTCTCCGGACGCTGTTGCAGTTACAGCCTGTGGTGATCCAGAGCCTGTGACAACCCCTATGGCAGATACTACACCTTCACCAGACGCTGTCGCTGTCGCTGCCTGGGGTGACCCAGTACCTGTTTTTACAACAGATCCTGAGGCTGTGACCGAAGCTGCTCCGGCCTGCGGTGACCCGGTACCGGACCTGCCAATCACACCAGAGGCGGTTGCTGTGGCGGTTGCTGATTGGACAACGGCGGTACCGATCTTTGTTAGGGTACCCGAGGCAGTTGTTGTTGCAGTTTCGGCCTGTGGTGACCCAGTACCGGCCCTTGTTAGGGTACCAGAGGCGGTTGTCGTTGCAGTTTCGGCCTGGGGCGAACCTGAACCTGTCAGGCCAACAGATCCGGAGCCGGTTGAGGTTGCAGTTTCGGCCTGTGGTTCCCCGGTACCGGATCTACCGATTACTCCAGCTGCAGAGGTTGTTGCTGTTGCAGCCTGTGGGGTTCCTGTTCCAGATCTGCCGATGATACCGGCTGCAGAGGCTGTTGCAGTAGTCGCCTGAGGGGTTCCAGATCCGGTTATTCCTCCCGCCGAGTCCTCCCAGTCCCCGACTGTGCCCCATGCGGTTGCAGCGGATTGGTTGCTGTACTCTGTCTCTGACCAAGCCTGCAAATCATCGGGTAAAGTATAAGGCGGCGTTTCCCTGACCCAAACTTCAGATAGATAGCCAGCTAGATTTAACTGACTTCCTGTTCGAAGAAGAATCCCAAGAGCGAACTCATCTTTAGTACCTGCCTCTCCCGATTGCGTTCCTGTTACGACATTGACGCCGTTATCGTAGACCCTTGGTTCCCCGCCAAACATCCTTGTGTGGGCAAGCTGCCAAACACCGTTCGTTACATCTGCGCCGCTTGGTGTCCCAGCACCTGAGTAGTTAATCTCCCATTTCGACGTAGCCCGTATAAGTAACGCTTCCCAACTATTCTCCAGAGAGGAGCCTTGAGAGAAAATGGTTTGCGTAATGCCAGAATCCGGTTTAACCCAAGCCTGTGCCCAAAATGGTTGGGGCACCTTCGCCCAAGAAGAGGCTTCTAAATAGTTGCCTCCTGTAACCCTATATGCCCCGGTACTTCCGAACGGGTCAGTCTCCCCCGCGCTTGGACTGCCGACCTCTGCTAGATCATGAGCGTTTCCTGTCGAATCGGTTAGGCTATCTAGATGCCATACAGCCACGTAGTCAGCCCATACAGCATTGCGGCCAAACGCATTGGTCACAGCTGGTTGTGTGGTTTCTACATCATCGGCTTCAAGGTAGATTGTGGAGCTAGTTGCTGCAGAGGGTACTTTTACCCATACCTGACAGTCGGGTGTGCCTCCTGTCACAAACCGAATAACTTGAAGCGGGAGCTGGGTTGTCTTGGCACTACTTGTATAGGCGCGGAGATCCCCGCCGCCGTTAAGGAGGGAGGACGATCCCCCGTCTACAGCTGCTGTAGGGAAGTCAGCGGTCTTCAGGACTACTGGTAGGTCAGTATGGGTCCCTGTGATCGTCGGTAGAGTATAGGTGAAGCCGAAGGCCACAGGTTACCCCTACTGATCAAAGCGGGTGTCGTATGTCCCGACGTTGATGCCGTACTTGGTGATGAAGGAGTCTAAGGCGGTCCGGGTTGCTATCGGGTCAAGGTTGCCTTCGGCATCGGTTACTCGGATAGACTCCAAGTCGTCCAGCAATGGGATGAATGCTCGGATTAAGGGTGCAGCTGCCTCATAGTTCGTCTTGATGATAACTAGATCGGCCTCCTCGATGTCACCCTTCCCCTGAAGCAGGTTGTCGAACGCCCAAGCAGCAATAAGCTTCACACGGTCAAGCTCGCGGGCCATTGAGCTGATGGTGCTCAGTGTCGCCCGGTTGATCGAGTCCTGCTCATCTGCAATCCGGCGCGACCGTTTGGTTACTAATGCGCCCATGTCTATGCGCTCGCTGAGTAGGTGAAGGACGTAATCGAGACGGTATCCGTCGCACCGACCGAAGTTGAGGATAGTGTCAGATCCCCGCCGCCGCCGGTTGCTGTTACGGTACCCCGGAAGATCTCAACGTTATCACGGTTCTGGAACTTGAAAAGGGCTGCGGTTCCGCCAGTTGCGCTAGTATCGTCGTTGATGGCGTTCATCGTTGCGGTACCACCAGACGCAGCGCCAAAGGCGGGGGTTGCGGTCCATGTCAGTGTCGCCACCTCAACGTCGCCGGAAGTCATTATGATAAGGTCGCCGGTAGTATCCGTCGCACCGGCGTCAATCGCATCGACGGTTGCATCCGCCAATACGTTACGGACGGCTGTTGTGTGTGTCAGTGCCATGATCCAGTTCCTCGTTCTTTAAGTAGGTTTTGCTGTGCAGTTTCGATTGCTCTCTGAAGCCCTAGAGTCTCCGGAACATAGGGTACCGGTCCTTCCATAGCCTGTATTGCGTCCATTGCTTTTTCCCTGACGTATGCGTGTATCCGACGAACCTCTTGAGCTGCAGACGGATCGATAAGAGCGAGATCAGAGATCCTGCCCGGACTCTCCTTAACATAGGCTGTGCAGTTCATGCAGTCGAGGGACGATTTTAGACCCCTCTTGTAAGAATCCGGTACGCGGTCACCAAGATACCTCATCACACGTTCGTTGTCCCAGTCTTCGATGGGGTGGTAGAACTCCTTCCCATTATCCCATTGACCACTTAGTAAGGTAGTCCTGAGGCTGTCACAGACCTTCTGCCCGCGTATGACACCTGTGAACCCGTTCGCCTCAACCCAGTCCATCGCTGGTTTCCAGAAGTTATCGAAACAGCAGTTATAGACCGGCTGCAGCTTCGGGTTCTTCTCGTTGCCAGGGATAGGCATGACCGGGGAGTCTAAGACAGGGAGTATATCTACCGGGTGCCCGAACTTCTTAACCCAATCGGGTTGGTTACCTCTCACCTCAACAAAGTTCGGAACCATACCAGCTATCCATTCCATGTAGGCGACAGTCTCAGGGTACGGGTTGCCAGGGTTTGCCCACATGACGGTCATCCGGTCCCAGTAAGGCTCCAAGAGCCATAGGCAGGATGCCGAGTCCTTCCCTGCCGATAGGTATAGAACTACCTTGCTATGACGCTTAAAAAACTCTGCTGTTTTATCGCTCATCTCCACCGACTCTGTAAGCGCCATCTCTAGGAAACGAAATCTTCTCCTCGTCGGTCAGCATGTTGTAGATCTCGATAGGCAGATTTTTTGGGTCATCGATCTTTGGCTTGCCGTCCTTGTCCCGTACCAGGCCGAACCCCTTAATAACCGTATCGCAGGCAGAAACATTACTCACTTGTAGCCTCCTTGAACCGACGCAGACGCTCGGTATAGTCAGCCTTCAAACCAGCAGCGATCTTTTCATCCAGAGCGAGGCGTTCCAGCCTACTGTCAAGATCTTTACGATCCGCACTCACAGCACGGCCAAGGATCAGGAGCGCTTGGCGATCTGCTTCGATCCTTTCCGCCTTTGAAGACATGGAAGCGTTCGCTTCAGTGACTCGCTTCTCGAAGGCGGCTACGTCGGAATCCAGTTTTTTCTGAACCCTGTCAGTTTTCTCCACCGACTTCTTAACAATTGCCTCAGCCTCTACTCTGGCCTGCTCAAGGGCATACCGGGCCGCGCCCCTCAGGGTAGGGATCTCATCAGCCGGTCCGATAAGTTCTATCAGCTTCCTGACCTCCTCCCGGATCTTGATCAGCTCCTTAAACGCGGAGTCATACTTACTGGGATTGGTAAGGAGCATCATCAGAGACTGCATACCGTCAAGGCCGTTCAGGGCCTCTAGGTGGTGGACTTTGGTAGCCATTAGCGACCTCCAATACGGCGAACGGCGGCAGGAGTGCCGAACGCGTCAACGTGCATCACTTGGACCATTGCCCTTGGGTTAGTGCCAGACAGCTGAACGTAGGCACCCTGGCTCAGGCAGACTGGCACACCAGCCGGATCAACTGTCTCGTTATCCGCCGTGTTCCTAAGCTCAACGACAATGTTTGTCGCGTCGTTTACGTCGGCCTCGTCGGTATCGAATACGGACAAAACACAGTCAGTCCCCGCCCCTGAAAGAAGCGTGACGTTACGAATCTTACCGGCTCCCACGAATGCGTGACCTGACTTTGTTAGAAGGATCTCCTCCGGCCAGCGGTTCCTCTTCGGGTATACCCTGCCGTCGTCTGAGACGAAGTTATCGAACAGGATCGCCCCTGTGGTCGTGGCAAGGTGATCCTGGATGCCGAGGACACCCTGAATCGCAGCTATCTGTGTCAGACCTGTTACCTGTGCTACGTGAACCGGACCTGGCTTGTCCCCCTCCTTGGTCACATACAGATCGATCGTTCCGTTTGCTGTGACAGCGGTCGATAGGGTTATATCGAGTTCGACGGTGTACCAAACACCTCGTTGGATATCGATAGATCCGAACGACGTTGGAGTAGCCTTCCCGACACCGAAGTTGATGGCGTTAGTGGCCGCGACTACCCTAAGGCCGAAGGCAACTTCAACAGCAGACGCGGACTGTGACTCAAACAGGACAACGGTATCGTCTGACGTCCCAGTGAAGTCAGGGCTCAGCCAAACGTCAAACTTTATGAACTCGTTGCCATCGGCAGCAATGTTCAGGTCGCCCTCCAGAACAAAGGCATCTGCCGTCCCGCCCGACAGTATGGCTCTCATGCAATATGCCCCTGAGAATGGCGCTGCAGTGCGGTGCGGGAGTCTAGCCAGGTCCTTATAGGACGGGAAATCTAGCTGCCCGACAGTATCTGTCTCGCTATCCCACTCTCCGGCTGTACCCGATTCGAAGTTAGATTCGAACGTAAATGGGAAGGCCATCTCAAATCCTCTTACTTGTCACTGACTTCATAGTCAGAAAGGTTGATTCCAAGCCACTTGGCAAGCTTTGCGTCTTGATTCGCGACAGCCTGTTCTACCAGCTTTTCGTTCATCTCAGCGATGAGTTTCTTGTCGGCATCAGATGCAACGTTCGTTACAGGGACTGGCCCCGGAGGCATGAAATACTGAGTGCCGGGGATGAAGGCATTGCCCATGTTCAGAGACGACGCCGTTGGTCTGTACTTCTCCAAGTTTGCAATCTCAACATCGTCGGAATCATGGTTAAGACGGAGTTCGTTGTTCTTCCAACGAATGATGTTCTCCTTGTTCCGCTTCTCCCAACGCATGTGTTTATCGACGGCTCCGGGAGGCGCTTTCCGCATCTCTTCATGTGATGGCATACCTTCACGCAGGGTTTCGAGCAACTCCTTTTGAGCCTGGATAGCGTTGTCCTTCTCCTTGCCCTCAAAGGGTTTCGGGGATTGCGTCTCGATCTGCTTGTTAAGGCGTTTCAGCTGCCCGCTGATGGCTCCCTTGTCGGAGTCATGCTGCTTGAATTTGCCAAGAAGCTGTTGCTCCTCTTGCTTCAGATCGGCAATCTGGTTTGGCCGTAGAAGGTTTTGCATTTTGGACCTCTGGTTTAAATGCCCTCAGACTTCGGGCTTTGCTTAAGCTTTGGAACACCTTGCGACCGGTCTGGACCTGCTTTTCCGGGCAGCCCCGGCCAGTCGGCTGTCTTCTCATTAATGGTGGAGCTGTCAGACCCAGCCTTCCCTTTAGGCGGCGCTTCCCCGCCCATCTTTTTAAAGTTCGGATTCGCCACTTTCGGCCTCCTTCCTCTGCTTGTTACGGCTTGGCTCTTTGACGGAGACAGGCCCTATAGAGATCCTTTCTGGAAGGTAGATAGCGAAATCAGAGACTGCCTTCAAGATCGCTATCTTCTGCTTCTCAGAATACGCCGTGAAGTGAAGTTCAAGCTTCATCTTAACGCTCCTTGGCTGCAAAAATGTAGTCAATCGTCATCGTCTTAGCCACAGCCTCCCCGTTCTGGATGCCGAAGGAAACGGTAAGCTCCTCATCATCCGGGAGGTTGGTAACCGCCAGCCGATCCGTTGAGACGCCGTTTACGAAGGCATAGACAGAATCAACACCATCGTAGTAGAACCCGAGACGGACATAGGTATCGTCAACGTTCGTGGCGATTGCAGTGCTGCTTGTGACGGTGCTGTCCTTCTCGACATGGAAGTCGATGTTAGTGTCGCCGTCGTTCTTCTGGAAGAAGATTCCGTCTGTAACGCCGAGTGGTGTTGTGTCTGTGATCTGCAGTCCGATAACCCAGTCCGACTCAGTAGCATCCGACACCTTTAACCTTGCCTCGAACCACAGCTTCTTTCCGGCAGCAACAAGGAACGACTCACCGACTTTCTGTGAGAACGAGCTGTTATTGTCTGCAGCGGCGTTTGTAACCAGAAGCAGGCCACCGTCGCCGTTCGCAAGGGCCTGGGTAGCTGCACCGACTTCTGTCACGGTCCACTCGCCAGCCAAGTAGGTGTCGAAGTCATCGAAATAGACATGAGCTTTCGTCACATCCGGGAGGATAAAGGCACCCAGCGGGTCAGACTGAGCCGCTGTTGTGACCCCTTGAGGATAATTCGTAGTAGGCATTTCTCACAACCTCTGAAGAGATAGAGGGGCCGAAGCCCCTACAATCAAGCTACCTGATGGCCCATGATCCAGCGCCAGTCGGTATGCGCCATTGAGTAGCGCATGTAGGCCCGCCATTTCGCGATGAAGGTGTCGAAATCCTCCATCATTGCGAACTCAAGCGCTACACGATCCACCCAGTGAACACTCTGGTTCCGAAGGGTCGAATCGACCAGATACCAGTTGTTGGCATCAGTCAGGTAGTTCCACTCAATGACCTTGTACCGGCCCTCGTGAACGTTGCGGTTGTTGTTGGCGGTGTCTACCTTGCCAGCACTCTTTGTGATCTCGAATGCCTGTTCATACAGGTCAGGCGGAATCCAGAGTTCGTCAGGGAGGACAGAGATCCGCTCAGCCTGGTCACCACGGAACCCGGTCATCTGAATCCGTGCAGCTGCGACAGCTGTAGCGGTCAGAGAGGCCGTTCCGAGGTTGTCAAACCCGTTGGCCGTACTTGCACCAGAGGTTGTGATATGGCTGTTGGAACACAGAGCCACACCCTCGCTGTTTGCATAGAACAGGGTGTCAACCGCAAAGGCGTTGTTCAGAATCCGTGCACCGTGCTTCTGGCGTGTCCGGGCTGCTGCGTGAGCCAGTGCTTTTGGACGCTGGTTGATGATGTTGTACTGGTCATCATCAAACAAGGTTCGCTCAACCTGAATCCCGTTAGAGAATTCAACGTGAGTTGCGGTAACGTCATACCCTTGGTTCTGGGAGTTGTATGAAACGTTGCCAGACAGTTGCTCGAAGTCAGGCACAGTTCCAACAGAGGACCACTGCATTGAGTTCCGACCATTGTCAGGCTCGAAGTTAAACAGCATTGGCAGCATGTCGGGAACCGACTTGTACTGCTCGTTAAATATCTTCTGGAACCGAGGATCTAACAGATCTCCGAAGTTACCAGGAATGTGAGGTACGGCCATGTTGGCAACTCCTTAGACAGATCCGCCAGCGGCGAATAGGTGATCGAACGGAACCAGAATTACGCTGCTAGTGGTGGACCCGTTCTCACTAAAGTCCTTCAACAGCAGTTCCAGAACCCTGAAGTTAGAGTTGTCGGTATCGACAGCCACGGATGCATCGACTTGCGTCAGATTCGTGGTCAGCTGCACAAACTGGTTATCAGCAGGCCAGAACGGAACGTGCAGGAACTGGTCCCCGACTTCGATATCGACAGGGAACGCGACAACTACGGTTGCATCAGTACCGTCACCGACACCGATACGGCGAAGCTGGTAGACGTTACCACCGGCGTAACCGAAGATCGCACCTTCGTCAAAGTTCGTGTAGTTAACCTGTGTGTTAACGTCCAAACCGGTAGTTGATGCAGTGTCAACGATCCCGACAGACAGAGCGGTGTCTTCAGTCGAACCACCTGATAGCCTTGCGCGGAGCATAACGTCGGGGTTTACACAGACCGATACGAGCCGTTCAGGGCTTGAGTTGTCGGATTGCTGAGCCGTTTGATAGTCATTTTGGCTGTCAACTGTTACGCCGACCATATCAGCAGCAGCAGTTGTGGTTGCTAGTCGAAGACCGGCACCACCAGCGGCGGGGACGATTACCGGAACACCAGAGTTTGCCATGTCTTCAGAGACTTGGTACTTCTTGATGATCGGCGCTCCCCCTGAGAAGAAGCCTGTAATTTCCATGATTTTTTACCTACTGTTCAGAGCCAAGGAATGGGCTTTTGCAACCGTGAAGTCTGCTCTTTGATAGCCCAACATTTCTTCGCCTCGCTCCAGTGGAGAAACAAGTCTCCTTTTCCGAAGTTCTTACAGGCATCGCACTTACCTAGTACGTGAGGAAACTCACACTGCTTGTAATAGTTGTTCTTCTTGTGATCGAACTTCCTAGTACAAGCGTGGCATAGAACAATAGATTTCTTTAATTCTACAAGGTCTGAAATCCACGACCCGTGTGTTCCCCCGATCTTTCGACCGGGATGTGTCATCTCCTTCTCCCTAACCTTGGGATCAGTCATATCGACACGCTTCAAGATCTCGAAGCCTCTAGCGGCTGGCATATTTAAGTTCCTCACCAACCTCCTTCCAACTCTTATAGAAGCCCTTGTCTATCATCTTACGATAGTAGTCTTGCTTGTGTTTTGAAAGTCCTTTCAACACTTTATTATCTTCCGACGCACCAGGTTCGTCACCTTGGCCCGCGTATTCTTGGTGGGTTTCCCTCTCACCGGCAGTGTTAGACCGAGCCAGGCGCTGTTGTTTCAGGGTACTGGCATCACCGAAAGCATTCTGGAGAGCCACGAGTTGGAGTCGCTTATCCTCCAAGGAATCAGGGACAGGAGCGCCGAACACAGGGATAAGCTTGTTGTACTCTGCCGCTACCTTGGTCCTGTTCTTGCTCCCCTCTGTCAGGAGGTCGGGGATCAGGTCAAGGTAGGTACTTAGCCCATTCTCAACAGTCGAGAGCACTGAGGTCGATTGCTGATGAGTTTTCATCGCCTTATCAATCTCAGACTTGATGCGCTTGTCATTCTGAGCTTCGTAGATCCCGTCAGCCTGAACCTGGGAGATCTTGCCCTCCTCAACGTACTCCCGGAGCTGAGCCATTGTATAGGTCGGCTCCTCTTTAGTCTGAACAGACTGTTGGGAGGTAGCCAAGCTCTTGACCTTCTCCTCAAGGCGAATACGTGCTTCGCGCTCAACAGCCAACTGCTGTTCGACTTTTGTAACAGCAGATCCAACACGCTCGTTCATGACCTTTCGAGGCACCCAAGAACCGTCGTTAGGCGGAACGAAATTAGGGTCTAGTTCCTGCTCGACAGGATCGATACCGTTTTCTGCTTCGTAACTCATGATAACTCCTGATCTAACACTGGTTAAGTAACATATTACTCTGATTTAGTCAAAAATGCTGGCATCTCTGGTACCGGGATCTTCCGGCCAGTAGATCCCGCATGTTCATGGATGATCTTGTACGGCAGCATAACTACATGCTCAAGTGCCGCCTCTACGGCGCTCGCTTCAGTCATTACCATCTTGAGCATAAGGAGCTGTTCTGCATTCACGATCGGAGATTTCTCGAACTTGTGAGCTGCCTGCCTCTTAACATCCCGGACTTCCTGGATAGATGCCTCGATGTAGGACAGGAATGTGTCCCACTCCTCCGTTCCTATCATCGCCTCGTTGCGGACGCTCATCCGCGCTAGGGCGGGGTCAGTCCTTGCAGAAGACCGTTTCAGTGACGGCATTCCATTCGCCTGTAACGGCATTCCATGCGCCTTGAGAAAATCTAACCTATCAATTGCCACCGTCCATACTCCTGTCTATGTTTTCGTTCTGGTTGAGTGGAGGGGTGCTCATGTCGGGTGCTGCTGCCTGTCCACCACTGCCGCCCTGCTGCCCCAACTGCATCTGCAGCTGTTGCGCCTGCTGCATGAGAGCCTCTTTGTGAGCCTCATTCTGCGCCCCAATCTCAATCTGGCTCATGTATGACGAGAAGATCTTGATCTGCGCTGGCTCAAGTAGGACTACGTTCTCACTCTGCGCAAACGACTGCAGCTTTTGCATATGCCCCTGGAACCCCTCCATTGGACGGCCTGTAGGCATGATGTTGTTGAAGATCGACACCAGGGCCTCTTCAGCCATTATCATCTGCTCATCAGAGAACTCAGTCGGCGGGTTAAGTCCTAGCTGGCTAGCATCCTGCCCCCATGCCTCGACAAACTTCTTGGTCAGTCGATACATTGTGTCGGGAGTGGAGATCCCGAGTTGGATAGCCAGAGGGTTCATTACGACTGTCATAATGTTCTGTAGTGCCCCCTGCAACCCGGCTCGATCGATGTTGAAGACGTTTGCCCTGAAGTTGAACTGAAACCGTCCCTGGATCTGCCCGATGTCAGAGATCTCCTGATACGGATCGATCTTCAGATCCATAGAACCCAGCAGTTTGACTTTCTTACCCTCCGGAAGGAACCTTTGATTCAGTTCATGAACCTGATGGTAGATCTCAGTCAGTCCCGTAAAAAACCGGCGTAGTATCCTCTCTGGCCTGGCCTCAGCCTGCGATATCAGCTGGTTCATCCCACCTGAGGTGCGGAGAGCGGACGACTTTCCAGCTGGTACCCGCCCGGCCTGAAGATCCCCGACCATCGTCAGTTTCTCCTTCATCCCACTCAGTACCGTGATCATGTTGATCCCGAATGTCTGGTTCGTGTTGGAGAATGTCGGGAAGTGGAAGTCCTCCTTCGGGTTCGCTGTTGGGTACCCTTCACCGGGTGACAGGGTTATGATCTCCGGCTTCTGCAGTGACGTAGTTTTGTAGAGGAAGAACGGCGAGTTCCCCAGAGTACCGGAGTCGATCGTCTGGTCCAAAACCTCCTTCATCGCGTCATGCAGCCCCTCCCCGAGTTCGAGATAGGATATGCCGATCCGGCGGCCCTTGACCGGAATCAGGGATGCCTCAGCAAACGGACGGCGTGGAGGGTTGGCTGGGTACATCTCAGTCAGAAGCTTTGCCTTGACGACAGTCTTCGTTTCCTTGATTACCCACCAGATAACATCCTCTGCCAGACCATCCCCGTCAACGTCGTACATATCAAAACACATGAGCCTTGTGAAAAGTCCGTGCGCTGGTTCCTTCTCCTGACCAGGGGTGTATGAAGTCCCTTGGAAGTTATCCTTCTGGTCCTGTTTGGACATATAGTCCTCATCGAGAGTCTTTGCCTCAAGCTCATCGATCTGCTCGTCAGTCATCAGATCGTAAAACCCGTTTTTCTTCAGGCGTTTTATCTCGTCCAACGTTGGGTAGTCGATCAGGATAACGTGGGCCGCGCCACCGGGGTTGCTTGGGCCTGGCATCTGCAGGTTATCTGCCCGCCAAGGGTGTAGAACCTCATCGATATCCTTCACCATAGGTCTAGGACCGTCGAATACAGTTACTGACTGCTCGATGATCATCTCTATTTTGTTGTCTCTCTCCCTGCTGTAAAAACTCACTTTTACTGGCTTTTCGCCGGACTGCGTGACTGTCCAGTCCCAGCCATCACCAATAGAAACCCTGGATGCATTAGGCTTGAAGTTCCCATCTAGCAGCGTCTCGAAGTATTGCTTCGGGGTGGAGTCATCCGGGATCTTAGGCAAGATCCTCAGGTCGGAAATTTTCCTGTCTTCCCGCACCCAAGGTATGAAGACGGTCATCACTCCTTCGTTGACAAACTCCTCGGCCATCTCCCCTATCATCTTCTCCCCGAGGCAGTCATTGAAGAGTTGGTGGGTGATCAGGTTTGTGACGGCATCCTGCTTGTCCTGCTCCTCCTTAAGCAGGGCCTCTGCATGGACCGGCGGCATGGTACCCATCACGGCGTTATGCAACGTGTCTTGCATCCTGAGAGAGTCAGAGGTCAGGTCTGGTACAGCAACGTCGCTGGCCGACTCCCATGGCACAGCACGGCGCTCAGACCACATACGGTACTTGGCGTATCGCTGCAACCTGTCATCCAGAAACTCTGTCCGGCTGGTCTGGTCCCGCGTGTAGAAATCCATCACCCGGTTAGCAATATCCTGCCGATCGAATTTGAAACTCGACTTCCGGGTTCGGGTTCGTTTTATCCCGACATCTTCTTGGATCTTTGCAAAATCAACCATTACATTCCTTCCAGTCTCTTGCGAATAGAATCCCTAGCGGAATAACGTCAACCATGCCTGCTAGCCACCTGTCTGTGATCCCGACCTGACTCTCCGAGTACGGTGTCATGTTCATCACCTGTCTGTATTCAGGAGTCATCTCATTAGCGAATGCCTTGAGAACAGCCCGCCAGATACTGGGCAGGAATACCCCCAGATCAGGAACACACTCGGAACACACAGTAATGTCCATAGTCGATCCGTTGGACAGGATCATCGTTGCGCGCCTTGCGTTTTCGTGCCAAGCCCCGAGTCTTATGGGATCTCCGGAAAACGGATGGTCATAGGGAAACTGGGTCACGACATCAGCGATGACGGACCCACACTTTGTGCAGTGCCCGACTACCTTACGCGGGCAGCTCATGCTTTGTAGTTCTCGTCGGGTAGGCTACCTTCCGGGAAACTCTCCCGATAGAGGGCCTTAAGGCTGTCTATCCCGTCATCCCAGAGTTTGGCAACCTGGGTATGCAGTTCGTCACGGTCGCTAAGGTATGCCCGAACAACCTTTGCACAGGAAGGGCAGTACTCCTTCTTAATCACAGCGCCGAGACGCTGATAGTCATCCTTGCCGGTTGCTAGTTTGCACCCATCACACACGATTATACTTGCCATCTTCGCTGCCTCTGGTTAAAAAGTCGCAGTCACGCCACAACGGCAGCACTGAGCGTCACCGTCTGAGGCTATAAAATAGGTCGAGCATCCGCATTTGCAGACGTAGATCTCATCGGGCACTACAAGCCCTTGGAAAACACCGGTATCGAGATTGCAGGATGGGCACTGCGCCGACAGCCTTCCGACCGGTACAACAGCAACCCACTTATGGCCGCACTGAAGACACATAGCTGGTCCTGTCAGATGAGGCTTGTTCTCGTTTATGTCTACGACTTCGCCCATTATTTCGAGTACCTTTCCATGTCTTCCTCAGCAGCGTCAAAATCAACGTCTGGTAGCTCGAACTCTGGCAGTAAGTTCAACAGGTCAGTACAGGCACCACGATCCGGTATTGGGATGTGAGTCCTTTTGATCAACGCCAGTAGCAGAGCCCTTTGCCGGGGGTCCGCTTCCGCACAGTACTCTGCCTGAAGTTGAATCGCCGTCCTCGACAGATCCCCGAACTGGTACCCGTCGTCAAGAGGGGTGTCAATCGATTCACACGAAGCTAGGAAGGCTGACATAGCCGGTGCGAGGGCAGCAATCACAAGGAACCTTTTTACTGACATTCTAAACCTCCTAACGTTTACGGATGATCCTGGTCTTTAGAACGCGGTCCTGACCGGGAGTGAGCGACCTGAAATTGGGAGCCAGGTTTACTAGGTACTTCAGCATTGTTGGGTAGTCATCAAACTTTGGCTTCGGTACCTGCTTCTGATCCCTCTCGGCACTCAGCCTGTGTTCGTCCCATGCATACCTCTTCATCTGGTATATCGTATCACGACACCTTGGGTGAATGTGAAGCCGAGGCGCATAGGTGTCCGGATCGGGCTTCAGGCGTTCGTTGATCCGTGACCGCCCAACACCTGAGTCGTCTGCCAGCTCGCAGTATAGACCACCGGCCGCAAACTCATCCTGCCATGACACCTCTCTGCGCTTACCGCACGGCTGCTTTCCCATGTTAGGGTCCATGATCCTCTGCGCTACGTAGAGGCCCATCTGTTCCTCAACGCTCGTCACCACCTCAGCAACATCAGCCGGTTCCTTCGCCAGGGCTCCATCCGCCACCACCCAGAGGTCGTTGTTCGGATCGATCTGAACGTGAAGCCACATATGAGGCTTTCGAGGATGAGGGTCCAGCACAAAGACGGTAGGCCAGTTGGAGTGGTGATCAAACTCAGTAACGTGGCAGTACTTCACAACGTCGATCCCTTTGCACTCCATGCACACGGTAGGGCCGGCATCCGATGGCACGGCGGCAGTCTCCTTACAGCACTCGAAGCACCAGTGAGACGGCGAGTCCGTGAACCCTGGGTGTATCAGGTTAGAGAACCGCATCGGCTTCCCTTCGTACCTGACTTTCCGAACCTCGTCCGACACCCGGCCGGCCATCATCGCTACAGCTTTCTGGTCAAGATTCTTGTTGTCGAACGACGACAGCTCAACCCACTCTACACTCGGGTCACGCTCTGCCCGATCGTAAATCTCGTCGAAGATCCAGTCCACTGGTATGCTTGGGTCGTCCGGCCAGGTCATCGCTAAAAAGATCCTGCCGCTACCACGCATCACACGCGCCTGTGTCTCCCGCCATATCGCCAAGGTGCTCGGCTCGTCAAGCAACGCGAACTGAAGGTCATTACCCGCCATCGCCAATGCTTCCTGATCGCTCGACATGAACTGGATGCTGGACATACCTCTGGGCTTATCCGTCACCGGGTCGAAACTGTAAAACTTCAGAGTTGAAGTCCCGGCCATCCATGACTTCTCCCATGACCCCCCGATCAAGCACTTCCTGGGTATCCAACCCCAGTGCCCTTTATCTCCACCTTCCGGCAAAAGCCCCGTCCACTGGAACCACTTCAGCTTATTCAACATGATGGTATCGAGCTGGTTCTTCAGGGACTTCACGATGATCCGGCACTTCATCGGACCCATGTATTTCTCACTCATCCCCTCAGGGCCGAGCGCATCAATCAGCCACTCCGGGAACACCCCGGTCGCACACATGCACAGCTCAACAAGGCTCGTCTCTGTCTTGGAGCTATTGGAAACCATGATCCCGCCTGAGGTGATGTAGCAGTGGTCGGGATGGTCCACTTCCAGATCCCCACACTCTCGAAACCCGATCAACTCTTGTTTTACGGCAGCCTCCCTCCGAATGTTCCTACCATATGCGTCGGTCGGGATGGACATAAAAAACGACACTTTATGCCCACGTGGCGGCTCACCGTAGATCGGAGGGATAATCTTAGAAACGTGGTCCCCAAGCATCATCTTCACCGGAGGTAGCTTACGGTTCCTTTTGGCTACCTTCTGAACCTCACCTGCCCGTTCGACGTACATCGGTATCATATGCTCGGCTGTTGCCTGAAAAGGTGGCGTATCTAGGTAGCCCGGCTGGAATGACACTTCGTAGACAGCCTTGCTCCCAGACCTCCAAGCAGTCAACACTTTAGATGGAGTCCTGATGCCAGTTGCCGAGTCAGCCCCCATCACCATATCACCAACGACGACCTCCCCGAGTGGTTTGTAAGTCTCATCGGCCATCATCACCGGAGCGGTCAACGGCAGACACCCGTTCCCCCCGCCGATACCCATAATCTTCGCCTTTGAAAAGTGTATCGCCCTAGCCTTATCAGAAACAGGCTGATAGTACTTCAAGTTGCACTCCATCCGGTCCTGTTCCTGAATCTCAAGAAACTCCTCCAGCAGCCCGACGAAGTCATCGTCCTCCATCTCCTTGAGACTCGCAGCGGTTGCAAGCTTGAACTGGTCCTTCAAGGCCATACTGACATCCCAACCATGTCCATAACATCTTTTGGATCGATGTATCGACCGTCGTAGTCAATAATCTCTAGGTGAAAGTGAGACGTTATTCCTCTGAAGATCTTTGTGAGATCCTGAACCTCGCCTATCGGCTGTTCCTTCTCAACAAAGTGCCCGACAGCTACCTCAGGATTCACGTAAAAGTACCTAAACCGCATCCGAGACTGAGAATCCGTAATCTCGACGTACCTGAGGTGCCCTTTCTTCTGGTCACCAGGTTTGTAAGGGTACCCGATCTTGGTAACCATGCCTTCAACCATCGAAAGCACTACAGATCCGGGGAAACACGCAAAATCGGTCCCCCTATGAACATGGTCACCTCTCGGAGCCCCAAAATGACCGCATCCTTGCTTATCGCAGCCCCTCGTAGGAGGCAGTATCATCACACTCATTCCGAATTCCTCTTGTTCTGGTTGATAACCTGCCCCTTAACATCCTTCATCACAAGGCCGCGCCTCTTGGCTTCAACAAGCAGCCTCGGCAACAACGTCTTCAGCTCCTGTTTCTCTTCCCTGTTGAGTATCGTCGTCGGTTTCCCGTCGAGAAGCTGTTTAGCCTCAAACAGGACGCGTAGCATCTGAGCCAATTCTGACAATTTCGCCTGACCAAGGCTTGTCGCATCGACGTAAAACAACACTTGCGCCAACTTCTTCCCCAACTCCTCCCTCAACTCAGCTTCAGTCAAGGATTTCTTAGGTCTGGCGGCAAGTGCGCTCTTGGTAACTACGCGCCTACGAACTTGGTCAAGGGGAGACGCCGGTACCGGAGCCGGTTGAGAAAGTGGTTCTGGGAACTGAGTTCTCATCTCAGTGGCTGGCATCTGAGTTCTTATCTCAGCCTGAGGTGTTCTGACTGGGGGCCAATCCACAACGGCGGCGGATTCCTTCCTCGGCCGGCCGACAGGTCTTTTCGGAGCATCCGGGTTCTTCCTCGGCCGGCCGACGGGTCTTTTCGGTGGTGGCGGCTTCAACTCATTCAACACTCGCGCCAACTCCTTTCGATCTGACGGTAGGGACTTGACTAGATCCATGTCAACAAACGTCCCTGCAGTCTGAAGGGCAATCTCATCCATACGGGTTCTGTGAAGATCCCTCATGAAAAACCGGTAAGTGTGCGGGAAGTCAGTTTGCAACTGCCCGTGATCGAGCGTCTGCATGAGTTTGACAAGGTGTTTGCGGATATGAGATGCGTTGGTTCCCTGCGAACGTGCCAACGCTGCAGAGCTATCAAATTTTTCGAACTCAAGCCCTATGCGCGCATAAAACTCAATCTGTGTTATTGGGGCAGTCATTCAACAACTCCTGGTCTGGAGACTCCGGGTGGAACCTAAGGAATGCAACCAGGAAACGCTCCACTCGGTCCCACCCGGAGACTAGATTATGGGTGTTAGGCGCTTGGCGCGCAACACGAAAATAGGGAATTTTAAAAAATTAAAAAATTTTTAATTAATTATTAAAAAATTAGGAGTTGAGAGCTTCGCGGTCAGGTACCCCCAATTAGAAAACCCCATCGGGGGGTGGTGCCTGGCCCCCCCGGCCCCTGACTCTGAGCGCTTAGCCCTTTGATATCAAGCACTTAACTAAACGCGTCTATATTAATCAGTCACTTAGCGCCAAGTGCTAAGATTCTAGGTCACTATGCGCTTACCTGGTAGCCATCTTAGCAGTTGGGTGTTGTTGGTTGCCCTACTCTTTGCGCTATGATCGAGGCGCTCTAACCAATTGAAATTTAAGCGCTTCGCGCTAGGGGCTAAGTGCTGAAACGTCGAGGGTTCAAACGGTGGCTGGATCAAGGGCGGTGAATTTTATTCATGTTGCGGAGATCGGCATGAAAATCAATCATCTTGCAGTTTGTGAAACGTCCTATAATAAGTACAGGTTTTGTTGATTTAGTTAGAGGATATGGACATGAAAACAACAACAGATACAGCTAGTCGCAATCTCGCTAAAGAGTGGCGCGATAATGCAAGCCGGGCTATTGCAAAGCTGGCAAACAGCTTAGGGACTGGCAGGGCTATCGGTACCTCTAGGACAGTTTGGGCGGGTACTGATAGGGCGGCCAAAGATAAGACAGAGATGCTGGCGGTAACGGTTGATAGATCCGGGCATTATACTTTGCATGTTATTAAAGATGGTCAAAACGTCTGGCAGCACAGGTTATCTCTAACAAGCATCAAAGCTATCGTTTACTGGATAGATTTTGATTCCTTAATCCATGTCGGGAGTGCTAAATAATGTTTATCACAATCTTTCTATCAGTGCTTATTGTTACCGGTCTAACAACTGGCAACCCGTTCCTGATTATCTTCCCATCTATTCTTTTATGCTCATGGCTTAACTTTGACCAGAGTTTACACGCTGAGAAGATCAGGAAGAACAGGAGCGATAACGATGACAACTTCTAAACAGGATATTATCGAACCCGGCTATGTGGCGTTCACAGGGCACGTATTCACAGAAGCTGAAGCGGATGCTTACAATCATGCAACCGACGAAGTAGTTAGAATAGAACGCATGGCGGGCAGATACCCTAGCAAACTAGCCGCTGAATCTGTGAACGTTGCACTGAATCGCCGGGCGATGATCTTTAAACTGATCGTTTTAGACGACTGCCATGCGGATGATTACTTCTAATGGCGCCCAACATGAAAATAGATCAACCACGAGAGACTATTAAAGTTTACAATTAGTACTCAGTTAACAAACGAGGGACTCGTTACCATGAACACAAAAACCATCAATACTGAAGATGCGCCAGTTTATTGCTCAGTTAGCAATTCTGCAGGTAGTGTGTCGTCCGACGATAGTGTTATACGTCACGCTTTACGGATCTTAGAATCCCGCATGAGGGAAGCCGGTCCGAGAATAACCGACGCTGATACAGCTAAGAATCTATTCCGCCTTCGCATAGGAGGCGGCGAACGCGAAGTAATGAGCGTTGCCTATCTCGATAATCAGCACAGAGTTATTGAGATAAAAGACGAAGCCTTGGGAACAGTATCCAGAGCTTCTGTCTACCCTCGTGAAATAGCGAAATCTGCACTACTGCTAAATGCGTCTGCCGTTATCCTCTCCCACAATCACCCATCGGGCAGTCTGGTCCCTTCTCAAGCCGATAGAACACTGACTACAGCAATTAAAGACTGTCTGTTCATGTTCGATATTCAGGTGCTGGATCATATTATAGTGACCCACGAAGGCTCATTCTCATTTGCATCAAACAACCTAATCTAAAGGGTTAAAATCATGAAAACTTCATTATCTCTAGTCCAACTCGCTCAACAGATCGAAACTGAGTCAAACAGCAAGCGGGATCTCGTTGCTGATACAGGGGCGATGCAATTCGACCAACAAATGTCCATCCTCAGGGTCGGAGACGGAACCGACACGTTCACGGTATCGGATCATGCGCATCAACAGATAGCGACTCGACTCAAGATCCCTACCCGGTTCTATGACCGCATGAGAACAGACTATCCCGCTCAGCTCTCCGATACTGTCAACACAATCCTTCACAATGAACCCGAGCGCCGAATGGTACGTACTCTTGGCAACCATGCCAGGGCCTTCTTAAGCGACCGTTACAAGCGCATAGACCACGACCTGATAGCTGAGGCCACCTTGAGCGCTTTAAGCACCGTCTCGACGCAAATAGAGCCCGCCAGCTTCGCGATTACCGATAAGCGCCTCTACATGAAAATCCTATTTCCTAAAATCGAAGGCGAAGTGCGCAAAGGCGATCTTGTTCAAGCCGGGTTCGTGGTTAGCAACTCAGAGATCGGCATGGGCTCTGCAGTCATCCAGCCCCTTATCTACCGCCTAGTCTGTACTAACGGCATGACCATGCCTATCAGCGGCCTGGGTAGCATGAAAAAGCGCCATCTAGGAGCCAGGATAATCGACTGTCCTGATTTCGTCATTCGGAGCAACGATTCCATTCAAGCGGACCGCCTCCAGATCAGCTACCAGATCCGGGATATCATCCAAGCATTGGCTGATGGCAGTGCATTCGAACGAATCCTATCCACAATGCAACAATCCGCCAACGGTCCGATGGCCTCCAAGCCACTCGAAGCCGTGCAGACCCTTGCTAAACAATTCGCTCTATCGGACAACGAGCAAGAATCGATGCTTAGTAATCTGATCCGTAATGGCGATCTTTCTCAATGGGGGTTCCTCAACGCGGTCACTGAAATAGCCAACAACCACGAATCTTACGATAGAGCGACCGAATTAGAGTCAATTGGCGGTCAAATACTTACTTTATCGCCTAAACAGTGGGAAACAGTAGCGGCTTAAGAACTGCATCACCTAACTGCATCACGCTCTATCCCTAGTGCCACTAAGGCTAGAGCGTTTTGATGCAGTGATGCATGAGTTTGAACCTCTCTCCCCCTCTCCCCCCTTACCTACTACCTGCTACTGATGCTGTAGCCCTATATATATATATATATATATATTGAATAAGAAATAACTGCATCACTGCATCACATGCATCAAAACATTTTCAGCATCAAGGGGTTATGAGGTGATGCAGTTAGGTGATGCAGTAAAAGCGCTAAACCGTACTGCATCACGAAATCACCAAGCCAGGAACGGCGCTACAAGGAATTCCCAGCACGTACAAAAGGGGGAACCCCGCCAATACAAAAGCCCGGCGCTTAGCACTTAGCACTTAGCACTTGACACCCAATAACCAGAGGGTGTTAAGATACCAAGACCTACCCAACCAGAGGATTGAACATGGACTCCTATAATACCCGGCCTGTACTTGAATATGACATCCCAGCCCCAGCCCCATCAGGTAAGCGCAACAAGTACCACTTCAGGGAGATGCCTGTAGGCGCGTCATTCCTAGCGCCTGGAGAGGATGCACAGCACTGCTCTGCTGTTTGGGCCGCTAGAAGCTATGCCATGAAAAACCCTAACTACAAGTTCGTAAGCGCCAAAGATACGAACGCGCCGGGCTTCGTTAGGATCTGGCGGGTACCTGCCAATGACTCACAGTCTGTATAAGTCCCCTATCTAGCGCTGTCCATCGGCGCTAGAATCAAGAGTTCGACCTTTAACCAGAGGATAGGCGGAATGATAGCGTTACCGTTCCCTATTGTATTCCCCGTCACTCGATCAACCAGGACGCCAGTTATAAAGGGCTGGCAGCTGCTAACTGAGTCAGTACCTGTAAACCACCACAAACAGAATACGGCCATGCTTACGGGCAATGGGGTGGTTGTGGTTGACTTCGATTATCGATCGGGTGGAAAGGAAACAATGGCATGGCTGATAGCCAACGGCCACTTGCCTGAGACTGCTGTAAACAAGACTCCGGGCGGGTACCATTGGTTTTATGCTCACCCTGAAGGGCAGGACATCCACTCAGTAACAGGCATGTTGAGGGGCGTAGATGCGAAGAGTTGGCATAGCTATGTCGTCGTACCTCCTTCAACCAGAAGCGACGGCGCGTATACAGCCAGACGCGGCAACTGGCGGGATAGGAGCACGTATGCTCAAGCCCCTGCCTGGGTGTTGAATGCTCTGATATCCCGATGCCTTCCTGACCTCCATAACCTCCCCACCTATACGATCCCACTCCAAGTATCCAACAGCTCAGCAGACAAAGCCCTGATAGACCACTCGCTCAACCTCCCTGCACCTCAATACCTCCCGCCATCGGTTGGGAACCTGTCTGTAACTGATTCGCTGGATCTGTATGGGTATGCCGGGAGTGAGTTTGTATGTGACCCACTGCCGGACGCTGTACCTGCGGGTACTAGGGACAGTTGGGCGACGGCCTACGCCGGGCACTTGGTGCGGAGTGGCGTAACGCAGGCTGAAGCCGTTGTCATGATGACCCACTTCCATACCCTGGTTGAGCAACCGCGTGGGGACCTGTTCACGCTTCAGGATGCACTAGGGAAAGTGACCAGGGCATACGCTCAGATGGCGGATAAGCTGCCCCTTGTAGCGCTTGATACTGCGCCGGCGAAGAGTTTGGCGGGTGGTGGGGGGGTGACACGCCATGAGCCTGTAACACCGACCCCTGAGCCTGTGGTACCTGATGCAGTGACCGTAACACCTCCCCACGAACCTACGGCCGGGGGCATAGATCTGGATGGGTTCGGTGGGGAGGTTGATGAGACTGCAGCGCACAGGACAGGCGGGCAGATAACAGACGATGAGGCGCACGATCGGTTCATCTTTGTTACTGAAGGTTCACAGGTGGTCGATCTGACACTGCCACCAAGCGCGGCGATCCTCTCGATGGAGGACTTTAAGAACATGGCTAAGAACCTTAGGGTTGGACAGACTCAGGTGTCTACCCGATGGATGGGGAGCCCGAATAGACAGTCTGTGAGGTCCATAGCGTATCATCCCGGTACGGCGCGGGTGTATACCGATGAGATAGGCGTTAGGCGGTTCAATCCGTATCAGGGATCAATGCAGGAGCTGCCAGAGGTATGCGACCCCGACAAGGTGCAGCCGTTTGTTGACCATATGAACTACCTGTTTCCGGACGAAGCAGCACGAGAGATTATGTGGAACTGGATAGCGTTTACTGTGCAGCGGCCGGAGCTTAGAATCCAGTGGATGCCGCTGCTAGTATCGAAAGGTGGTGTCGGTAAGAACAGGCTGTTCGAAGTGCTTAAACGTGTAGTAGGCGCGCACAACGTGGCGTCAACCAGGGTGAAGAACATCGAGGGCGAGTTTAACTACTACCTGGACAGAACAACGGTTGTGCTCCTGGATGATATCCCCCATACGAAGGCGCGGGGGTTCGTGGATGATCTCTCCCCACAGATTACGGAGCCAGTGCTACCGGTTAACATAAAAAATCGTAAGCAGGCGGATCAGAAGATCTTTTCTAACTTCATTGGGTTCACAAACTACGACGATGCTCTGCCGCTAAGGCCAGACGAAAGGCGGTACTGGGTCTATAAAATAACAGCAGACCCGCAACACGCCAGCTACTACAGGGCTCTGACAAAGTGGATCGGCACGGATGGGCCGGCGCACTTGGAGGCATACCTTAGGGCGAAGGACTTGAGCGCGTTCGACCATAGCGAATCTCCACCAGACACCAGAGCTAAGCGAGAGATGGGCAGGGGCAATGGTGACTACCTGACCGCTCTTGTAGAAGATGCAATCGATTCCAGAACAGGGCCGTTTGTTTGCTCAGTGATAGACGATGAAGTGGTGGCTGCGTTCCTATCTAGTAACTGCATAGGAAGCCCTCCTCATGACCTGGGTAACATCGCCCGGCGGATCTGTAGGGAGATCAGTGAGCCCATCGAAAGGTCGATACGTACCGGGGGCCAGGGCTCCAAGCAGATCCGAGTCAGGGTGGTAAAAGGGCGCGATGTGGCTAAGTGGCGTAGTGCTGGGAAGGGACCAATCCTAAGCGAGTTCAACCGTGCGATAGAGCTAGCCTACAACCGTCCTGACCCTGGACCCTCATTTGAGATAGTTGACGAAAAGAGAAAATAAATCTTGTAACGGCGCGCCGTGGTGGTACTATACAGGCTACTGTACAACGTTAAGACAAACCAGAACGAGGGATCAAAATATGAGAGCACTACTTGTTGGAGCGGTTGCGGCAGCTACATGGGCCGTCATTATTTGGGGCATATTTCTAATCCCTGCTAGTAGCTGGGGCGTTCACACCCAAGAGTGCAAAGAACAGCCATCAGCTGTTGCAACTGAAAAACCAAGCCCTTTTGTTTGGGTAATCTGAGGAGTAGGTAAAATGCGAAGCACTGACAGACCAAGACACGACTTAGGCGATTCTGTTACCGGCGACTGGAACTGTGACGATGACGACGAAGGGCAAGTATGCTGGGCATGTGACCAGCCTGAGGAGTCCTGCGAGTGCCCTGACGGGTTCGACCCTAAGGTAATCATCGACGACGACTCTGACGATAGCTTTTACATCGGAGAGCCGAGCGATGATTAGGGTTAGCGGGTGGTTTAAGAAGGGTTCGGAGCTGACCGATAGGCAGCTCAAGGCATGTAGGCGTAGCAGGGAGAATGCCTGCGAGGAGTTCGAAGCAGCACTCAGGGTGGAAAGGGCGGAAACCATCAAAGAAGCACTCAACGCTTGGGGGGATCAACCAAAAATAGGGCTGGACCCTAAGGAGGTGACGGATCGGCTTGCTAAGGAAACAGCACGGCTAGCAGACAGCGTAGAGCGCTTAATAAAACTGTTGGAGGATGGACAAAATGAGTAACCCAAGAAACAGAAAACCCTCCCACGTAAACGAAATGATCAGCAGATCTCTCAATAGAAAGAGTAGCGTTATCGTTGAGGTCGCCGGTTCGACGTATAAGGGTGCAAACCCAGTGTACAAGTGGGTGCAATCGCCGGGCAGACTAACCGGGCGATTTGTAAAAACAGCCGATGGGATTCCGTGGGTACGTATCGGATAAGGGGATTATCATGAGAACGAACAACAGATATTTCGACGCAGCAACAAGCACCTTAAGTTATGTAGTACTGACCGGGCATATCAGTGCAGCAGTGGATCGTATCGAAGTAGCGAACTGTGTCTACCTCCTGAAGTGCGGCGACAACGCGGTATTCTTGTCTCCTAACTCTGTAGGCGGGGAGCCCTTCTTAAACGCGGTTGTTAAGGTCTGTCTGCTGAAGGACGAAGACCTTGAACCGATGAAGTACGTTAAGAACCCGAGGATGACGATTCATAAAGCGGAAGAGATGATCGGAGCGGACGAGCTGTTTCGAGTGCAGGTCTGGCCGACGATAAGCAGCCCTTCATGGGTAGGAAACGTAGCAGAGGCGAACCAGCGCCGTGATGCCGCTAAGATAGTTGATAACAACATCGCTGATGGCGTAGTAGTTCACGGAACCCCTATAGACTCTCTGAACCAGTAGAACATTAACGAGGATGGAACTATGAAAATTTCGACGGTTTTAGAAATTATCCTAAACGCCATTATCTACATCGCATTTTGCCTGATCACTGGGGTGGTCATTATGGCTGCAATGTCGGAAAGCGTTGTAGCCTGCCCTGACCCTGACAAACCATCTGTCTACGCTGAGGCAGCATTCGGGATTAACAGGCAGAACCCGGACCTGTCCGGAACTCTCAGCAAGCAGCGCAACTTGGGCAAGGCAGCCGTTGGGGTTGACTACAAAAACCTGTTCTTGGAGCTGGAGCACGTATCCGATGTTCAGCTAAAAGACAATGGAATGGATACCCTCTGGGGTGGCATCCGGGTCAGGTGGTAACGTATGGAACTCATTGGACTGGACATAGAAACGGAATCCCTTGACCCGGACCACCCTGAGTACTCCCTTCAGCCCTGGAGGGTCGGGGAGGGTAAGGCTCACATAACCAGCATTGCTGTAGATCTGGAGCATGAGGTACCGCGCCTTGCAACCCTGGACGAACTGAGAGAGTTTAAGAACTGCAGGTTCGTAGCGCATAACGCGATGTTTGATATCGCCTGGTTGTTTGCGTCCGGGTTCCCGGTTGGGCGGTACCCTTGGTTGGATTCGATGTTGTTGGAGAAGTGGGTAAGTAACGGGCAGTCTGCCGAGCGCGGCAATTTCTCGTGGGGTCTGGCAGCAGCCGTTGAGCGCAATATGTCGGATCTGCCGTGGGCCAGCGAGTTCGTTGAGATGAAGGAACTTGCAGACGAGGACAGAGACGAGGCTTATTGGCAGGGCCGGGCCTGTATGGACGCCACAGCAACCCGGATCTTAGCACAGCGCTGTATGGCTAATCTGACAGCTCAGCAGCAGAGATCGGCACTGATCGAGGCCAGCTGTCTTGTTCCTCTGGCTATGTCCTGGGTACGCGGAATCCCGATGGCAATCGACGAGTGCCGTAACAGGGTACCGGTCGTCGCTGAGGAGATGGACGAGATAGAGTCGAGGCTTGGGGTGCGGGTTCCTATGGGACAGCGCTGGCAACCGTCCCCGAGGCTCAGATCCCCTAAGCAGATGGGGGAGCTACTCTATAAGACCTGGGCTCTGCCTATCGATGAATCGAACAGGACTCCAACCGGACAGCCGGGGACCAGTAAGGCAGCACTGACGTATCTGGCTGATATCGATCCAAGGCCGTTGGAGTTGCTGAGGTGGCGCAAGTTCGACACAACCCTGAGCAAGTTTTTGAACGGGCCGGTTAAGGCGGCGGAGTACTTAGGGTCACACACGCTACACCCGGTTCCAAAGATCTTCTCGGCCTACACTGGCAGGCTGACGTATGGCTCCAAGATAAAGAACAAGTTCCCGGTAGGAATGCCGTTGCACCAGTTCCCAAGACCTGCTGCGATACGGGATCTTATCCGGGCTCCCAAGGGCTACGCACTGGTATCATTCGACGCGTCGGGCCAGGAGCGTCGTATCATCGCGGATCTTAGCAAAGACCCGACGATGGTGCAGATCTTCAACAGCAAGCCTCCATACGACGACATTCACTCGGCGTTGGGTGCGGAGCTGGCCGGGATACCGTTGGGTGACTTCCTAAGGCTGAAGGCTGAAGGCAAGGAGACTATCGTAGGGCCACAGGGCCACAGGGCGATGGCGAAGATGTTGAACCATGCCTGTGCTTACCGTATCGGTGCCAAGTCCTTCCGCAGGCAGGCCAGGGTGGATTACAGCTTCCGTCTGGACATCATTCAGTCGAAAGGGCTGATAAACCGTCACAACCTTAAGTACCCTGGGTTGGTCAGGTACTGGCGTGATGCGATCTTAAAGGCCAAGCACTACGGCTATGCCGAGACGCTGGCCGGTCGAAGGTTCCATCTGACTGAGTGGCACGGCAACGACTGGGGCACAGAGCAGAGCGCCATCAATCACCCAGTGCAGGGGACCGGTGCCGATATGAAGTATCTGGCGATGGCGACAGTCTATAAGAAGTACCCGGAGCTGCTGCTGGCATGGGACCTTCATGACGGGATTTACTATTTCGTAAAGATTCAGGATCTGTCAAAAGATCTGGTCCTAAGGGTTAAGGACACACTCGACAATCTTGATTACAAAGCAGCCTGGGGCTGGGAACCGACAGTACAAATCCTTTGGGATGCAGCAGTCGGAGCAACCTGGGGCACAGAGCGAGAGGTGAAGTGATGACCAAAGTAAGTTCGATACCGTTCACTAAAAAAGAGCTGAAGAAGATGTTCGACTACAACCCTGATACGGGGGATCTAGTTTGGAGGGCACGACCTGGTAAAACCGCTTGGAATGACAGGTGGGAAGGAAGGGTAGCTGGCTGTAGGCAGGTCCAAGACACTCGCATAAGAGTTGGGAGCCATGTTCTGAAAGCGCACCGGGTTGCCTGGAAACTTATGACCGGTAACGAGCCACCAAAGAGCATCGTCCACAAAAACGGTGACAAAGGAGACAACAGTTGGGACAACCTGAGGGATGGGACTGGGGTTACTTCCGTAAAGAGTGACATTAAAGGGGTTACCTTCCATAGGAATAGCGGTAAGTGGAGGGTTCGCCTAGTCCTGGACGGCAAGCAGACCCACTTAGGACTCTTTAACTCAATGGAAGAAGCTGAAGCGATTGCTAACGGGCATAGGGAAGGAAGGCTTACGCGGGAAAGCAATTACGTTCCACCAACCGTAGAACCCGGATCGAGGATGAAGGAGAGCTTTGCCAAGGTCAAAGAGTTCGTAGAAAGGCGCGTCTGTTTCAGGCCCTCCCTCAGATACGGTATCGGTAGCCTATACCGGCAG